ATGATGCTAGTAAAGATAACTTAGCAGAAGCAATGATAGCACGTGCCTTTATTAATCAAAGACTATCTGGACAAGTGATAGGAAACATGGGCCGTCCTTCTTTAGAAAATAGAACAGGTAGATTTGCACAATCTGTAAGTATTGTAAATGCAGTAAGTAATGCTGGAGTAACACATTTTGACTATACATACCAGCAGAATCCTTATAGAGCATTTGAAAGAGGAGGAGAATATTCTCCAAACTATGACCCAAGACAATTAATAGAAAAAAGTATAAGGGAGTTAGCACTACAAAAACTAGATACAAAATTTACACTTAGGAGAGTATAATGGCATATAGAACAGCAAGAAAAAAAGTAGTTGATGCTCTCGTAAATAAGTTAAAAGAAATAGATGGAAATACTCCATATAACTCAAATGTTTTTAATAATGTAGACGGACATTTAAAATTTTTAGACGAAATAGAACAATATCCAAAAATCTGTGTAGTAGCAGGAGACGAATTCAGAGAATACCAACCTGGAGAGTTTAAATGGAGACTATTAGATATAACAATACGAGCATATATTAATGATGAAAATGATGCTCAAGAAACTTTAGCATTATTACTAGAAGATATCGAAAGAATTATAGATAATAATGATAATTTAGTGTATGACGATACTGTATCGCCAGTACAAAGTACAACTTCTTTAACAATAGGAAGTATAAGTACAGATGAAGGAGTTATTTCTCCTTTAGGTATTGGAGAGATGACAGTGCGGATACGATATTAGGAAACAGGTAAGGCACATAAAAATGTAGCCAAACCCTTTCCAAAGTAAACGGAGAAAGCAAAATGGCTTTAAATTTATCGAGAAATACGAAAGTATTTGTCAGCTCTGTAAACGGAGTACACGCCAGCGGAGGATCTATCTCAACTTTAGATGGATTCACTGGAGGTAGTGGACACGCAGTAGGAGATGTAATTACTTTGGGTACAACTGACGGTTCAGGAAGTGGAGCAAAATGTATTGTTGCCGCTGTATCTGCTGGAGCTGTAACTGAAGTATATATTCCAAATAACTTTCGAGGAACTGGATATGCAGATGACGACACTGTCGATCAATCAGCAACCAGCGGATCTGGGACAGGTTTTGCTGCAGTTGTAAATGGTGTAACAGGCACAACAACTACAGATAACTCAAGAGCAGGTCTAGGACTATTTAAAGGAAACGGCACAGATGCTAATACTTTTAGATTAGGTGTGTTAGATGGATATAGCTTTTCACAAGGAAGTGAAGCAACTGACGTTACTATTAACGAAGCAGGTGCTACACCCAACCGTGGTTCAAAAAGATTTAATGACTCTTTACCACCAGCAGAATGGTCTTTCGGGACTTATGTAAGACCGTACAAACACGGTTCTAACAGCTGGAGAAGTTCAGGAACTCATGATATGGTTGAAAATATATTATGGGCTTCTATCGCAGGTAAAGACATTACAGGAGGAGCGCTTTCTGGTACTTCTCAATCAGCAATTACTGTTGATTCTTCAAATGCAGATGTAACATTTGAAAGATCAGAGCATCATGAATTATTGAAACTTTCAATATATTTTGCTCTTGAAAATACAACATATCGCTTAAATGAGGCTCAAGTAAATCAGTGTGAGATTGACTTCTCAATTGATGGAATTGCCCAGTTAACATGGTCTGGAAATGCAACAACAATTGACCAAGTTGATACTGCGATTGAAGATCCTTCAAAATCTTTACATGCAAAACCTTCTGGAACAGATACTTCTGTATCTACAGTAACTTATGTAGAAGGATATAACTATGCAGATTGTTCAGGTCCTGACGATGCTGACTATTTGAGAAATAAACTCTCAACATTGTCACTGAGCGCAACCAAGAACTCAAATGGAATATTAGATCCAACTGCAAGTGATTCTACAACTACATATGATATTAATATTACTGGTGGTTCAATTACCATTGCTAATAATGTTACTTATGTAACTCCAGAAACTCTTGGACTTGTGGATAAACCAATTGGTTCCTTTACAGGAGCTAGACAAATCTCTGGGTCATTAACCATGTACCTAGATACTAAGACTGACGGCTCAAATCAACTATTAACTGATTTAGCAGCTGCTACAAGTCTAGTAACAAACGAATTCAATATGAGCCTTTTAATGGGTGGTGCTAGTGGAGCTTCTCCTTTAGTAACTTTTGCCTTGCCAAAAGCTCATTTACAAATTCCAACAATCGAAGTTGCTGATCTAATTTCAACTTCTGTAGAGTTCTCGGCTCATGGATCCGATCTCTTAACAGGAGACGAAATGACTGTTACCTATGTAGGTTCAACAAGTCACTCAGACAGTCAATATTCAACAGACTATACTGTATAACAATGACAGCGTACAACTTTCTACGAGAAAGTAATGTACACCTCGTATACGGAGGGAGTCGTTACTTATTAAAAACGACTCCTGACGTATCGTTCTCACAGACATTTGCGGAAGATGCATACGAAGTAAAGACTTTGCACGATCAAACAAAAATGTTTCAGGGAACAAGTATAACAAAAGCAAATCCTGCAAACTTTTCGTTTACAGTTTCATTAACTACAGAAAAAGATGAAACAATTGTAAAGAGTCTTTTGACAGATTATGATAGCACAGGATCAAATATAAAAACTTTTGATCTTTTTATTGTAACTGGAGAAAGCACGTTTAAATTGAATGAATGTGTAATAACAAACGGAGATTTCAATTTAGCGAAAGGTTCAAATTTAACTTTAGCTGTTTCAGGACAGGCACAAAAGTTAGAAAGAGTAGGAGATGCCTCTTATTCACTCCCAGGTTCACTGGTGAGTGCTAGTTCGACAAGAACTCCCACCTTATCGCTTATTGATGTGGAAGTTGGTGGATCTGATGTTTCAAACATTATATCTGCTACATTAAGTGTTCAAAATGATATTTCTTGGACACCTTATGAAACATTACAAAGCAGTCTTTCAGTTACAAATGCTTCAAATGCAATGTATCCTTCTGGGTTTACTCTTGGAAGAAGAGTTGTTTCAGGTAATATAACTCAATATATTACAGAGAACAATTCAAGTACAGTGCAAAGTTTTAATACAGACACTACAGTTCGTATTAAAACTCTCGTAAGTGGTAGTACATTCTTAGATGCAAATTTAGCAAATTGTATGTTTACAAAGAGAATGAGCCAAAACGAAGTATTTACGCAGACTTTTGACTATCGTTTGATAGGCAATCCTGCAAATTTATCAACCGTTATAACATATTAGGAGAATATAACATCATGGATTTAAAATCATTACTAGTAGATAGTAAAACTACTTGGGTGGAATTCCCAGGACTAAGTGGATTTGAAGTAGAACTTGCAAATCTCTCTAGAAAAGAATTAGTAAACTTACGAAAAAAGTGTACTATAAATAAATTTAACAGAAAAACACGTCAATTTGAAGACGAATTGAATGATGAAAAATTTGTAAAAGAATTTTCAAAAGCAACTGTTCAAAATTGGAAAGGTTTAAAATTAGAGTTTTTAGAAGATCTATTACTAGTCGATCTAAAAGGTCAAGACCCTAAAAAAGAATTAGAATATTCTGAAGATAATGCGTTACAATTAGTAGAAAATTCTTCTGAGTTTGATAATTGGCTCAATGAGGTAGTCTTTGACTTAGAAAACTTTCGTAGCAAAGAACAAGGACCTAATACAGAAAAAGCTGACCCTATTTCTTGATAATAAAGATGTAGGCATGACCAAGGATCAATACTTGGAAATGATGGAGCAAATGGGGGAAGAGCCCAACTGGGATAAATGCCCTCCCGATTGGGAGGATTTTCCAGAAATAGTAATTACAGCCTTAAATATATTTAATAGTTTGGGCGACAGATTATATCCTGATATAGGATATATAGGAAAAGATTTTACCAACTTTGATTTTTTATTAAAAAATTACAAAGTAGAATCACACAATACAGAATACATATTTGAATTAATACTGTTTTTAGACAGTAGAGCTATCGAACTTTCGCAGAAAAGATTAAAAGCGGAATACGATAAAATGAAAAGGAAATAGTGGCAGATAATAGAGTAATATTTGAAGTAGTAGCTACCGCAAAAGGTGTCAAAGTTGTTCAAAAACAAACTGAGCAGTTAGCTAAATCTACTGAAAGAGCAGATAAAGGCACTCAAAAACTTACGAAAAGTCGTGATAGATATTCTCGTACTGAAAAAGGTGTTGCAAATATATCTTCAAACTCTACTAAAAACTTTTCAAAAATGCAGCAAAACATCGACGGCGGTGGCGGTGGAGGAGGACTCGTACGAGCCTATGCTTTACTAGCTGCTAACGTTTTTGCTCTAACAGCAGCGTTTGGTGTTTTGTCTCGATCTGCTCAAATTGATACACTTACAGAATCAATGGAAAGATTGAGTGCTACTGGTGGTTCTTCTATAACTGCAATTTCTAGAGACTTGGTAGAAGCGTCTGGTGGCGCTATTGCTTTTGCAGACGGAATGAGACAGGTAGCACTTGCAACGAGTGCCGGTCTCGGGGCAGAACAAATTCAAGGACTAACAACAGTCGCAAAAGGAGCAGCAATAGCTCTAGGACGAGATCTTAATGATTCTTTAGATAGAATATTTCGAGGTGCTATTAAACTCGAACCAGAACTACTTGATGAGATTGGTTTGTTTGTTCGTGTAGATGAAGAATCTTCAAAATATGCAAGAACTTTAGGAAAATCTGTTACTTCTTTAACTCAATATGAGAAACGACAAGCGTTCTTAAATGGTGTATTAGAACAAGGTACAAAAAAATTCCAAGACTTTGCAGAACAAGTCGACCCAGATCCATATTCAAAATTAGCGGCAGCTTTAGGTGATATTGCTCAGAACGTAACAAGTTTCGTTAATAAAGCATTAGGACCGTTAGTTTCCTTTCTTGCTGAATCAAGAGGATTACTTTTTGCAGTATTTGCAGGAATAGCTACTATACTACTAAAACAAGCCGTACCTGCTATTAGTCAATTTACTCGAAACTTAGAAGCGAGTGCTCAAACAACTCTAGCAGATAGAGATATATTTATTAAATCACAAGAAGCAAAAGTAGCTGCGGCTAAAAAAGCTTCTCTAGCCTTAAAAGATAATGAAATCAAACTACAAAAGGATATAGCAAAATCTGCAAGAACAGCTAGAGACCCAAGAGATAGATTCGTTTCCAAAGCAAAGGGAGCATTAGATCCAAAGGCATTAAATAAAGAACTAGGAACATTAGATAGACAGAGGGTAGTTCGAAAAAGAATTCTTGATTTAGAAAAATCACAAAGTAAAGTAAAAGGCAAAAACGCAGTATTAGTACAAGAAGAATTAAAAGATTTACGAGCAGAAGAAAGACAACTCAAAAAAGTAGTTCTTTTAGAAGAGCAACGAGCAAAAATAAAAGCTTCTCCTGCAAGAGCAGGAAAAGGCACAATAGCTGATATTGAAAATCAAAAAAGTCTAAATGCAGCGATTGTAGCAGGCGGAACAGCTTCTGTTCTTACTACTGCTCAAACTCAAGGGCTTAAAGAAGGATTCAAAGAATATTTTGGTACTTTAAGATCTGGAAAAGTAGACGTAGATAATGTTCCCAAGCAACTACAAGGAATGTCAAAAGCAAGTTTTGCTCTTAAAGGCGGAATTGGACTACTTGGAGCAAGTTTCAGTAGATTACTAATGTTTTTAGGGCCAATAGGTATAGCTTTTTCTTTAATAGCTCCTTTTTTACCTGCGATTGCAAGAGGACTAAAATTAGTAACAGAAGAATCTCAACAATTATCAAAAACTTATAAACTATTAAATGAACAGCAAAAAGCTTTAGAAAAAAGATTTGAAATTCAAACAACATCAATAAATAATACAAAATTATCTTATATAGAAACAAGAAAAGCAATTCTTGCTTATAATACTACAAATCTTGAAACTTTTAAATTAATTAATCAAAGTTCAAAAGATTTAGAAGCTTTTCAAAGAAATTTATCAGGATTTGGAGCAGCATGGGAAGGATTTAAGTCTATTTTTGGGTTAGATCAAGAATCAAAAATAATAAAAACTCAAACCGAAGCTATTAAAGATTCAATAAAAGCTGCAATTTTAGTTGACGATACTGATATGTTAAAAATATTTAAAGATGCAGTTATAGATATAGATGATTTTTCAATGGCAATTAAAAGTGCAGAAAATGCAGAAACAGCATTTGAAAAAGCACAAAAAAATCTAAATACTACAGGAAGTGATAGATTAAAGAAATTGAATGATTTAGCAAAAGTAGGCATCAATAGTGGAAAAAATACTATACATCAAACTGATCTAATAAAAACATTAAATGATACAGAAAAAAACTATGTAAATACTTTATTCAACAAACAAAAATCAGAAGAAGCAGTTACAGAAGCAAGAAAAAATATGACTGTTAATGAATTACAAGCTCAAAAAGCGGAAAGAGAAGGTATAAAACTAACAAAAGAAAGAACAGA